GGAAAAGAAGCCGCTAACTACGTTGATCCCGGCCCAAGCCCTGCACAGATTGCTGCCGCTAGTGTTGTTGCAGATCAAGCAAAATTTAAAGAATTACCAAAAAGAATCCAGAAAGAACTTAGGTCTGGAAAACAACCTACTGGCTCTGACCGTGATGTAGATAGGGCTATGGCTATTATTAATCCTCCAAAACCTTACAATCCTCCGTCAGAATCTCATCTAAAATATAGAGGCGGGTCTGGTGGTGGAAGATGACAGAAAAACAAGATAAATTTATTGAGACTTACGTTGCTACTGGTAATGCAACTCAAGCCGCTATTGCCGCTGGTTATTCAGAAAAAACGGCTAGAGCCAAAGGCTATCAGTTAAAAAACCAACTGCACAGTAAAATTCAAGAAGAAGTCCAAAAATCTATTGCGGACAAGATTCCTTCTAGCCTTAAATGGCTTTCTGATCTTGCAGAAAATGCCGAGTCGGAATCTGTACGCCTTGGGGCTATTAAAGATATTTTGGATAGGGCTGGCCTTAAACCTGTAGACAAGGTTGAAACTACCACAATCGAGCAGATGAGCGCGGACGAAATCAGGAAGGAACTCGAATCACTTGGATACAAACACTAGGGCGCTGGAATTAGTAAAGGCTCTGAAACGCCTTGAGCGCTTCAACAGGATCGATTCTTACGATCCCTACCCTTACCAGCAGAAGTTCCATAAAACCGGCTCAGAGGCCAACCAGAGGCTTCTCATGGCGGCTAACCGCATAGGCAAGTCATTTTGCGGTGCAGCAGAGATGTCATACCACCTTACAGGCTTATATCCTGATTGGTGGCAAGGAAAACGGTACGATCAACCGATTACTGCTTGGGCCGGTGGAGTATCTAACGAGACAACCAGAGATATTGTCCAGTACGAGTTATTGGGTTCCCCAGATGATCCTGAAGCATTTGGGTCGGGTGCGATACCTAAAAGTAAAATTATAAAGACGGAACGCAAACCCGGTGTACCTAACGCTAAAAGTGTTGCCCTTATACAACACGTTACGGGCGGGAACTCATCTTTACACTTTAAAGCCTATGAAATGGGTGTTGACAAGTGGCAGGGACGCAGTGTAGACTGTATATGGCTTGACGAAGAGCCTAGCCGTGAGTTATACTCACAGGCAGTCACCCGTACTCTTGACCGAAAAGGCATGGTGTACATGACGTTTACACCAGAATCGGGCATGACTGAGACTGTTGCCAGCTTTATGAACAACCTTCAGAAAGGTCAGGCTCTTGTAAACGCTACTTGGGACGATGCAGCTGAGAGTGTTAAGTCTTTAAAAGGCGGTAGCGGGCATCTAAACGAAGATGTAATGACTCAAATCCTGTCCAGTTACGCTCCACATGAGCGTGAAATGCGTAGGTTTGGACGGCCAAGCATCGGCTCTGGCCTCGTATTTCCTGTCCAAGAAGATAAAATCATGATTGATCCTGTAATTATTGAGGATCATTGGGCAAAAATTGCGGGTATTGACTTTGGTTGGGATCACCCTACTGCTGTAGTTTGGGCGGCTTGGGACAAAGATAACGACGAAATATACATATATGACTGTTATAGGCAGTCAAAAGCATCACCGAGTGTACACGCTGCTGCTATCAGAACTAGATCGGACAGTGTACCTATTGCTTATCCACATGACGGAAATCGCAGGGATAGCATGGGTAATCCGGGTCTTGCCGACCAGTATAGAAGTTTAGGATGTAATATGCTGTTAGAGCATTTTAGCAATCCTCCTGCTCTTGGGCAAAATAAAGGCGGTAACTCTGTTGAAGAAGGCTTGATGGATATGTTGCAATACATGGAGGACGGCAGATTCCATGTGTTTAATACGTTATCAGATTGGTTTGAAGAGTTCAGAATGTATCACAGGAAAGGCGGCAAAGTAGTTGCGTTTAAAGATGACTTGATGAGCGCTACTAGGTACGCAGTTTTATCACGAAGGTTTGCCGTTTCCGGTACTGATCCTTCATGGACAAAAGAGATAGAATATAAACAATATGGCATCATCTAAAGTAACAGACGAAGAACTATTATCCAGAATCCAAGGAGAAATCACGGATGCTCTTGGGTATAATGACACGATATCCGAGCAGAGAGAAACTGCTATGGATTACTACTATGGTCTTCCATTTGGTAACGAAGTAGAAGGAAGAAGCCAGTATGTAGATTCTTCTGTTATGGATACTATTGAGTGGATTAAACCGTCTCTGATGCGAGTGTTTGCATCTGGCGATGAGATGGTTACGTTTGAGCCTGTTGGCCCAGAAGATGTTGAGTCTGCAAAACAAGCAACCGATTATGTAAACCATATTTTTACGAAAGACAACAACGGTTGGGAAATTCTTTACACTTGGTTTACTGATGCGCTTTTGCAAAAGAATGGTATTGTTAAAGTCTATTGGGATGAGTACGAAGATTGGAATCGTGAAGAGTACAACGGGCTAGACGATCAAGAGTTTGGTCTTTTGGTTATGTCTCCTGATGTAGAGGTAATAGAGCACACACCTTACGTCGATGACTATGGAGCGAAGAATGATGTAGTCATTAAACGTGTTGGCTATAATGGGCGAGTCAAAATTGAAAACGTAACTCCTGATGAGTTTCTTATTAGTCGAGAAGCAAAAAGCATTCAAGATGCTCGATTTGTTTGCCATCGCGTAAAGAAAACTTTATCTGAACTTCGGCTAATGTATCCTGATGAGGATATTGATCCAGCAGAACTTGGCGGCGGTGATGATGATATTAATGCTTATTCATCTGAAAGACTTAGCCGTTATAACTTTGATGACTCTGCTGATTACTATGAAGGCTGGGGTTCCTACTCTGATAGTGAGGAAGCGCTAAGAACTTATTTCTTACATGAGTCATTTATTAGAACTGACTACGATGGCGATGGCATTGCTGAACTAAGAAAGGTTTGTTCTGTTGGAAGCAAAGTTCTTTCTAACGAACCAATTGATAAAGTTCCTTTTGTAAGCATTACGCCTGTTAAGATTCCGCACAAGTTCTTTGGCTTGTCAATTGCAGACCTTATTATGGACTTGCAGTTGATTAAGTCTACATTGATGCGTAACCTTATGGACAATATGTACAACATGAACTTTGGTCGGTACGCAGTTCTTGAAGGTCAGGCGAATTTGGATGACCTTCTCACACAGAGGCCGGGCGGCGTGGTTCGTGTTAAGTCTCCTAATGCTATTATGCCTTTGGCTACGCCTCCTCTTGAGGCTTCTTCTTTCCAGATGCTTGGTTATCTTGACCAGCAGCGTGAGTCCAGAAGCGGTGTAAACAAATACAGCCAAGGTCTTAATGATAACGCGCTTACGTCGCACACTACGGCTACTGCGGTAAACGCAACGATGACGGCTGCACAATCTCGTGTAGAACTAATTGCTCGATGCTTTGCTGAAACTGGTGTCAGAGACTTGATGCGATCTATTTACGAATTGGTTATGAAAAACCAAGACAAAGAGCGAGTTGTTAAACTGCGAAACAAATGGGTTCCTGTCCGTCCTGATATGTGGCGTGACAAAATGGACTGCACAGTCGCCGTAGGTATTGGTAACGGCAATAGAGATCAACAACTTATGCACTTGTCAACTATGTTACAGTTTGCTGGCGATGCAATGCGCGGTGGCCTTAAAATTGTAAACGAAAAGAATTTGTACAACATGGGAGCAGCCTTGATTAAAAACATGGGCTTCCAAAATATTGATGATTTCTTAACTAATCCTGACATGGTTCCTCCACAGCCTGATATGCGAGAGCAAGAAAAAATGATGGAGATGCAGGTTAAACAACAAGAACTTCAAATTAAAGCCGCAGACCTACAACTTAAACAACAGAAACTTCAACAAGAGGCGGCAGAATCCGCTGTTGACGCACAGTTAAAAGCGGCAGAATTACAACTTGAAGCATCACAAGGTAGACCCATAGCCATAGGATAAACATGAGCAATGAACTTAGAGAGGAACACGCTAAACGCCTCCTTTCAGATAAACTTTTTGTTGAAGCATTTGATACATTAGAAAAAAATTTGTTGAACTCTTGGCAGTCTTCGGGAGTCAACGAAATAGATGCCAGAGAACAAATCTGGCTGTCATTAAGACTCCTTGAGCGGATACGCCTTCATCTAACCAGTATTATTGAAACTGGAGAGATGGCGAAGAAACTCAAAGAATACCACATATAGGAGATTATTATGGTGGATACGCAATCAGCCCCACAACTAGCAGGTGAACGCCCTGAGTTACCGGGTAGTTTACATGAAGCACAGAACGCCATCCTTGGTCTTATGGACTCAATTGAGAACCCGCAAGAGACTGAAGAGGCTTCGCCGTCTGAAGAAGTAACTGAAGACGCTTCGGAGGAAGTATCTAATGAAGTTGAAGAAGAGGTTGAAGAAACCGAAGATGAAACTTTTGAGGATGATGAATCTGAAGAATCCGAAGAGGAAGAAGTTGAAGACGACTCGGAAGAGACAACTCTCTATACTGTAACAGTAGACGGAGAGGAATATGAAGTCACGGAAGAAGAACTCGTTAAAGGCTACTCCCGACAAGCGGATTATACAAGGAAAACTCAGCAGCTTGCTGAACATCGAAAGCAAATTGACCAAGTAATTGAAAATTACAAGTCAGAGATTGCTCAGGCTCAACAAGCAAGAGATCAGTACGTTAGCGCTGTCGCGCAAGCAATTGAATCTAATTATTCTTATTTACAGCAGTACCAAAACATTGACTGGGAAAGGCTTAAGTCTGAAGATAGAGAAGAGTATTTGACTAAACGAGACGAGTATCGTCAAGCACAAGATCAAATTGCGTCTCTGCAAAAGGCTCAAGAAAGGGCTCAACAAGAAAGCAGCCTACAGGCTCAAAAAGACCATCAACGTAGGCTTTATGAAGAGCACCAAAAAATGGTTCAAGCCATTCCAGATTGGGCTGATGAAAATAAAAGAGCCGCTATTGGTAAAGCAGTATCAGAGTTTGCTTTAGCAAAAGGTTTTTCTAAAGAAGAAATAGATCAACTTGTCGATCATAGGTCAATTATTGTTTTAATGCAAGCAAAAGCATATGAAGATATGCAACGCAAACAAAATTCTGTCCGATCTAAAAAAGTTAAAAACAAACCCAAAGTGGTTCGTGGAAAAGCCAAAACAGAAAAGGCAGACACTGACAAAGCAAAACGTACTAAACAAATGAAACGTCTACAGCAGACCGGAAAAGCAGAAGATGCTGCTAGTCTGTTTTTAGATTATGTAGAACTATAATAATAAAGGAGTCATTTGAATGACGATTGCAACTAACACTAGGACTACTTACTCGGCTGTTGGTATCCGAGAAGATCTGTCCGATATTATCTATAACATCAGCCCGATGGACACGCCGTTTATGTCGAGCGTGGGCAAAGGCTCTATTGACAACACTCTGTTTGAATGGCAGACTGACGAACTTGCGGCTGCCGCTGCAAACCAGCAGCTTGAAGGCGACGATAGCATGAACGCTCTTGCCGTTTCTGAGCCGCGACGTTTGCAGAACTACGCGCAG